GGAGCTAGAATTGGGAAGACAGGTAATTCACCAATAAGATTTTACGAAAGAAGAAAATAATGAAACCAAAAGGAGATAGTATACACCAAATTTTAAGAAGGACTATATTGGATGTTAAATTACATTCATTAACTAGTCCTTCTTGGTATGACTCGTTTGGTAATTTAATCCCATGGTCAAATTCACAAACATTACCACCTCCGGATGGTGAGGTAATTTATAATGTATCAAGTAATGTTGCGGTTGGTTATTATATTTGGACGGGAGCAACAATATCAACATCATCATATGGTGATACGGGATGTGATTTAACGATAGAATTATTTGCGTGGCAATCGATATCCAAACCACAAGCATACGGTGACCATTACCTACCAATATTTTTGGAATCAAAAATTGATGAGATGGGTGTTATGGTTGGATTTAGTGGTGAGATGGAACAAGTTGAACAAATTTGTAATTTTTCTTATACTCAATCTGGAAATACAGTTACGGTTTACAATACTATAGATACAAGTAAAGTATCTGAAATACACGATATTGACTTTACCGTTGATTGGGGTGATAGTACAACTAGTATATTAACAACTGATATACTTTCAGCTAATAAAACATACACAACACCTTCTGGTTATACATTATCAATATCAATCGATACACCATGGACTAAATTTGCAACAAAGAAATTAATTAAAGTACCTTCTGACACAACAGTAACAAACCCACTTGGTACATTCTCCGGTTTCACCGTCCCTTATACAACATTGTCAGGTATGAGTATTAACTATTTAAATGATTTAGATTACACGAATAATACAGGTTTCACCACATTCAGTTATGCTGCGATATCTAGAAGTAGGATTGATGAGAAAAAACAATACGGTTCAAATGTTTATACAGGAGTAACAACGGGAACAACTGTTGACGGTTCTAATTATAGTGGTTACACCATTGAAGGATTATATTATCAAGATTTTGATGATGGAGTTACAACAATTACAGGTACAACATCAGGTTATACCAGAGAAGAGGTATTTAATACGATGATAACGAGAAATGAACACTTCCTTGGGTTTATAGATGAACCGGTGATATATTCTGACATTTTTGTTGAAAGAGGAAAACAAGGAGTATTAGAGAAAAGTCTAAGATTATCCGAGTTGGATAACACAGGGGAACTTAATATTTACGGAAATGGATATTTTAATATCCGAAAACAATAAAAATTATATTTATTAATAAAGAAAAAAAATGGCAATTGGCTCATATGGAATAATAAGACCGGCGGATGTATCACCCGAGGACATTGAAATTTACTTTCATTACGTTCCAAATAGAAATAGCACATCTGAAGTTACATTGAAAAGATTAAGTTCTTCAGATGTATTAACACCTGTTTTTCATAACACAGAAACAACAGATGATACTTCAGCACCTAATACTGAAATATTAGGTGGATTGTATAATTTAAAATTATCTGCCACAGATTTTTCTGATACGGGTATTTATACACTTCATATCAGACCTAAACAGATAAGAACATCAATTACGGATTGTGGAATTTTAGCATCTTTACCATCGGTAAGAGGTTTAATTGTTGACCTTAGTAATGTCCCTGCCGCTGATAGAAATAAATTCACACCACAAGGATTAGTTGGTTATAGGGTTGAATATATAAATTCATCCGATAATAAAAAGATACCCAATTTTTATAGAATTGTAACATCATCTTTCTATTGTTCACCAATTGTTTCTAATTTAACAAGTACATCACAAAAGTCGATAAGATATCAATATAGTGAACAGGTTACTAACTTAATGTTCTTAACCGTAACACCATCATCTGCGCCAACAAATAAACCAAACACAGTTCCTTTTATCGGTACACCATCCCAAAAAATTATTCTAAATAATACGTATTTTAATCCAACAACGATTGAAGTTGAAATGGTTGAACATGACGCTTCAACACTTGCACACGCATTATATGGTAATCAAAGTAAGGCGGTTTCTCAAGGTATATACACTATCTACGATAATAATAATAACATCTATAGACAATATAACCTTTATGAGGTTAAAGACGAATTTAATGAAACTTTATATGAAGTTCGTGAAGAGAGAGCTAGCGTTGATGAGACTTTAAATTTTGATACTATAACAGAATAATGGCAGTAAGAAAGAAAGTACCTAGCCAAGCTGCTAGTGGAGCGGAAACATTTAGTGATTTTTTAGTTGGTAGACAAATTACCGATGGAACATCCTCGCTTACTAATAGTGTATTTGAGTTAGATAAAATAATCCCCGAAAAGGATGCTAAAACTTTCAAAACAAATCCGTTTTCTAAATTTTTAACATTAGATACCCTTAACGAAGAAACTAAATCACCAACAACATCACAATCGGTTTCTAAGAAAAGAAGTGATGAGATTAAATTTAAGACTAATAAAAAAAATGCAGATAAATCATTATTTGGTTCTTTAAAAAGTAGAATATTAGTTTCAATAACAAAAATTATAAATAAGTTTCCAGCCGGGTTTTATGTTAATGCAAATGGACCTATTGGAAATAGTACTTATACCGCATTAAATGTTTCATATAACACAAGTTTAAATAAAACAACATTTTACGTCGAAAGAAGTAAAATCTTTAATCCTTTTGAAATTTCATTTATTACACCAAATAGTATTATTAAACCAGCAACCGAAAATGAAATTAGAAATTTTTATTCTTCGTACACAAAATATGTTGTAATTGTTGACGGTGAATCGTACCCAATATTGGAATACTCTGAACCTAATAGTGATAATCAAATTAAATTTATTGTTTCAGGTAAATTATTTAATACACAATCATATAGTTCGAATCTTTTATTTAGACCAAGTGACGGTGTTGTTGAGGAATTTTTTAGTGGATTAGATGATTTGGAAGAATCATTGATGAATAGAGATACTAACCCAATATATTCATCAAGTTTTCAAGTACCAAGAGATAGTTCAGATAATAGTAAAACATCTCTTGTTAATATACAATATAGTTGGCCGATAAGTAATGATGGTTGGAATATACAAATTGCTGGTATTGATTACGAAAGTTATGTTCGTAGTTTGAGTAATATCTCAGACGAAATAGATGATTATAAATCTAACTTAATGGTTAGATTTTTGGCATCACCGCAATTATTTGAGTTTGATACTGACGACCAAAAAGCACAAAGTGTTTTTCAACTATACGGACAAAGTTTTGATAGTGTAAAAAAATTTATAGATAACATTGCTCACATGAGAAATGTAAGTTATGATGGTATTAATAATTTACCTGATATTCTATTAAAAAATTTAGCGGAAAATATCGGATTATCAGGTGTTCCGTTGTTTGATGAGAAATCACTAGACGAAGTATTATATTCAAGACTTAATTCAAGTTATGGTGGAGTTTCAAGTGGATATAATTTAATTGAAGCTGAATATGAATTTTATAGAAGACTTCTTGTAAATTTAGCATACATTTTTAAATCAAAAGGTACAAGGTCATCTATTGATTTCTTTTTGAAATTTTTGGGAGCACCCGAACCTCTAATAAAAATTGAAGAATACATTTACAAGGTTACTTCAATGCCAGCTAGTCATGATTTACAACAGGATATCTATGATGTTATAATTGGTGAAAAAAAATATACCTACGGTGTATTTGATACTACCAGTTACACATATAACAAAGTAACATACACCGCCACCACTACATTTGATAGAGTAGGATATCCCGTTGATGAAATTACCGGTCTACCTAGAAGAGCAGTTAATATTACTGAAAATATATTTTTTGGTGCGGGTTCTGGATGGTATGATAATACATTGTCTCACCGTTCACCATCAATTTTAGATACTGAAAATTCAATACTAACAGGTAGAACTAAAACAATCAAAACAAAAAATAAACCATATACATATGGTGAAGATTATTTTGATGTTTTTAGAACATTACCGGGATTAGATACGGGTTATGGATTAAAACCTGTTATTGATAATAGAAAAGGAAGTAATATTGAAGATGATTCTTCTCTTATTTTACAAAGAAAAAATATTGGAGCGTATATCTCACCATCTAGAGCGGTTGATTATGATATTTTTAGAAAAGGTAGAGAATTGGAACTTTCTTTTGGTTCGAATACATTACACCCACAAACAGGTATAACATTTGCACAATTTATTGATAATGCAATTAATAAACTTGTATTTAATTCAAATAAAATTAGATATAAGAAGAATTATATACAACTTGAGGATGTTTATTCGGATTATTTTAGTCAAACTGGATTTACTTCATACCATTTTATAGATTCGTATGAATTTGTGGATAGAATATCCCCATATTGGGCTCAGTTACTTGAACAAATCATACCATCAACCACACTTTGGACTGGTGGTAATTTAATTGAGAACAATGTTTTAGGTAGACCAAAATATCATTACAAATTAGATTGTCAACCATTACAATTTATTGAAGAATTATATCCAGATTTTGAAACGGTAATTGAAGAAGATTTAGAAACATTAATTGGTGAGGAAAATAATTTTAGGGATTTAGTTTCGATTACCGGAGTTAGTTATTATCCAATTATTGAAATTGATGGAATTATTTTTACAGGTAACACAATAACAGTTAGTGGAACAACATCATATTCTGGTGTTAGTGCTCAGTTATTTACCTATCCATCGTTTCCACAGACAGGTTGTACCGATTTAAATACAAGTACAACTGTACTTCCACTTATTTGTGATTATAAAAATTATTTAGAACCCGATGTTGATACAATTGAAGATTTATGGGTTGTGTCTCTTATTGATTTAATTGATAATGTGGTAAACAAATCTGTTACAGGATATACAGCCGGATATGAAAATTACGCACCTTACACCGCGGCAACAAGTGGGTCAACATATGAGTGGGAATATAAACCATTAATTACATATGAATTTTTTACAGATGTTGATGGTAAGAAAAAAATAAAATTCTCATCAATAAAATATGGCGTTAGAGATTGTTCGGTTAAGGATTATTTTGATTATAGATTTGAAAGTGAATATAATGTAACAAAAAATAGCGATAAAATTAGTGTTGAAGTCACTACTAATGGTGAATATTATTGTGATAATCCAGAATACTGTCAACTAGTTACTGATTTATTTATTGAAGTGAAAGGTACAACAAAAGTTGGGGTACAAAACGGAACTGATTGGTCATATTATATCTACGCAAATTGTGTTAATGGATACAATGAAAACGCCGACATTTATATTGAAAAATATGGTGATTGTATTTTTAAAATAACAGGGGTGACTGATACAGATGTAATAGATTTTAATATTGTTGATGGGGCAAACAAAGAAGTTAAATTTAGAATCGAAGGATTAACCGCAAAAGTTGAACAAGACCCATGTGGTAAGAGTCACAATGAAATTTTTCAAATTTCAGGATATCAAGGTAGTAGTGGAAATACGATATCAACATTAACTGGGTCAACATATTGTGATAATTACACGGGATATACCATTCAACCTAAAGTAGAATACAAATCTAATTTTGATTATGGATTAAAATGTGATTCTATTGTTTTAACAATGGCATCTGGTGTGACCATTAACAATACAACAACTAGATATAATATTGAATCATATATAACAGGAGGAACAATTGTTGAAAAAAGTGTTTGTGATTTATCGGTTGGTGAATATATTTTATCGGCGGATTATACACCGTGTAGTGGATTTACAAATCAAAATCTACAAAACGCAATTATTAGTGGATATTCATCCACATTTACTTACACCAAATTGGAGGTTACGGATAAAGAATGTCTATCTTCAATTAAAAGAAGTTTAATCACCGGATTAACATCAAATGGTGATTATGAAATATTTGAAGTTTTACCAAATACGGAATTAAGAGTTTATACAAATAGATTAATTGAGGATTACGGTCAAATAACAAATAGTATTTATCATTTTGATGATAGATTCCCTGAAGAGTTACAAATAAAACCAGAAAACTTTATTGACCCATGTTGCGACCACGGAAAAGAATTATATAATCATGGAGATTATTTAATAAACCAATATGGTGAATTAATAGAGGTTATAAGTGTTGATTTAAATTATTGTGACTCTGATTTATATTTTAATTTAAATTTCAAAAAAGATAGTGTTGATTTAAATGTTGAAAATGTTGTTGTATTTGACGGAAATTCAGACCAACAAATATTAATGAGACATGTATATAATATTCATCCAAATATTAATTTTAATTTAGGTCAATATTATACCGACCCAACATGGTGTCCAACCCCACCAAGTGACTCATCGTTAGATGATTTCCCATTTGAATGTATAATACTTAGTCCGACACCAACACCAACCATAACACCAACTAGAACCATCACACCTACTATTACACCAACAAGAAC